TGTCATTTTTGCCACCTTTGTCTATTGCTTTTCTTATTTCTTCTTTTTGGGCATTACTCAGTAAAACCAGTACCTCTTTAGCCTTCTCATATGAATAGTTATAATATTCTTTGACGGCTTCTAGGTCATCAATGGTTTCACGCTTTTCCCATTTACGAAAAGGGCGTTTATAGCCTCTGATGGTATTTAGTAAATACTGATATTGAAGGACTCCAGATAGACTAGGTAGTTTATTCATTTCATTAGCTTGCAAAACGCAATCATAGTGAAACGAGAGGGCCCGATTCACTACGAAAGCATGGTAGTCCTTTTCATTGTCTAGAGTATGGTTCTTATTGTGTAGAATGGATGGAATGATGTCTTTGAATATATCACTCATTTTATTTCACAATCTACCATAAGTTCGGTTAGACAAGCAACGAGATTTAGTTCCTGATCTGCAACAAACGCTGCTTGATATTGATACTTGGCAAGATTAACAACAGCCTGAGGAACACTCTCGGGTTTTAGATAGTTACAAAGGTTATCATAGATCGATCTAAAGATACGGCTCTGGTCAATGTCAGAGTTATTAACAACCCATTTACGCATGGTTGAAAAGTCTTTATCTTTAAGAGCCTTGATTAGATCATCAAGTTTTCTTACTGATTCAACTTGACTAAGAACACCAGCATCAATGTTTCCAGAAGTAGAATACCTTTGTAACTCGTTAAGAGTCCTACGATAGTCTGGGAAGTATCGTTCAACAATCTTTGCCAGAACCGTTTTGTCATATGTAATACTCTCTTCTGTGAGAATGTTAGCAATACGCTTAAACATCTGTGCTGCCATCTTTGACTTTTCATCACCTTTCAAAGCAAAGTCAATAACGGAACAACGAGAATGTAGAGCATCAATCAAGCGGGCTTTAAAGTTGCAAGTAAAGATGAAAGAACAGTTTTCACTAAACTCTTCAATCGCACCACGCAAGCCAGCCTGTGCTTCTGGTGTAAGATAATCGGCCTCGTCTAGAATGATAACCTTACGACCACCAGTCAATGAAACTGTAGAAGCATAGCCTTTGATCTTTGTGCGAAGAGTATCGATACCTCTTTCATCAGAACTATTGATGAATAAAAAGTTACAACCAATCTCTTCACACATTGCTTTGGCGACTGTAGTTTTACCACAGCCAGCCGTACCTGTTAGCATTAGATTAGGGATATCACCCTTTGTCACATAATCCTGAAACACTTTCTTCAAGCGATCAGGCAAAATACAATCCTCAATCTTGTGAGGACGATATTTCTCAACATAAAGATATTCACTCATTCATTCCTCACCAATAAGTTCTACATCACTATTAGTTTCAATCCACAACTTAGCACCACATGGTCGTGGATTGTTTGGACGATATACCATTCTCGATGGTCCTTTAATATCTACCTCCATACAGTAACGAACACTCTTACCACTTTGAACACGACAAACAGGTTTACTTTCATCTTTCTTAGCATTTTGTTGTATAATGTTTCTGTTTATGTGTATAATATATTTCACTAAGTAGCCGTCTTTCTCATAACCTCATCATAGAAAGATTCAAAGGTGTTATTATCTTCAATCTCTTCATTAAAGTTAGCCTTGAAATAGGCTTTGGCCATACGACGAATTAGACGCTTATCAACACCTAGTTTGCCATTTGTTTCTGTAAGGATCTCTTTCTGTAGTTCTCTCTCGGCTCCAGCCCGTGTCATACTATCATTCAATTCAATGATAGCCTTGCGTAGAACTTTCTTGTCTTCTGCGGTAAGAGCCTCAATGTTCATTGTTGGGCTATTATGTCCAATCATACTCATTAGTTCACCTCGATTACTGCGCCAGGATTGATACAAACAACATGAGAAGCTGGAATGCCACCAGCATCTCTACATCTATCTCTCCATGCGACTTCTTCAAAACTAATATATACATCACCAAGCAAAAAGATTAGCAATGCTCCCATCAACATAAGATATGCTAGATCAAATGCTCTACTCATTACTTTGTCTCCAAAGCAATAAAGTATTTCAATGTATTAGAAGCATTCTCAAACTTGGCAAATGCACCCTTCTGAATCTCAACATTGTAATCATTAGGAAGCAACTTGAGATTATCTGTCTTGAATGAAGCAGTAAAGTCTTGACCAGCATACTCACCGATCTTGATTGTACCGCTATTAGATGTATCATTTGCTCTTTCATGAATTTTCAAAAGCAATGCACCATTCTTACCAACAACAGAAAGATTAGGAAGACTATTCATCGTAGCAACTTTGATTAGCTTCTGTAGTGTTTCGTTTGGAAGAGAGAATGTAACATCAATATTCTTTAGAACGAGTTCCTTATCTGGAGGTGTAATGATTAGATTAGCAGAACAAGCATGATAATCAAACGACAAGTCACCATCATCTAATGTAACACTATTCTTATTGAATGTTAATTCAGGATTGCGTAACGTGGTAACGTTTCCAAGAAACTGGTTTAGATCATAGATTCCAAATTCTGATGGAATGTCATCTTCTAAAGTAGCCTCAACAAGAATAGACTTTTCTGGCGAGATTGTCTTTTGTGTCTTTCCTGCGTTAAGAACAACACCACTATTGATAGAGGCAAAGTTCTTTAGTACCGATAAGGTATTATCACTTAGTTTCATAATATACTCCTGTGTTAAACTGGATGATGAAATATTGTATTATCTTTTTGCTTTAATGTCAAGATTGTTTGTAAGTTATCTTTTAAATCGTCTTTTGATCCTTCATTATAAATGACATAATCTGGATCATATTTGTTCCAAGCAGTTTCTGATATGTGCATCTTGGAAAGATCGTCTGCTGAAGGGTCATCACCTCTTTTGACACGAACAATCACACCACCAGCACTCCGAATAAAATTAATTTCATTCGGAAATCGACAATCAGATATAACCACATCTTCATATCCATGAATACGTTTTTCTAATGCAGCAATCCAGATGTTATCTGCAATTCCATGCCGACAGGCTTCTGTTCCCATCTTTTGTAGAATAAGTCTTGGTGTTACTTCATAACCAAGTTTATGAGACCACCAAACATCTATACGTTCACGAAAAGCTCGTGAAGCATTACTATCACCTTCTAGAAGACCACGAGGCCACATAAAAATTGTAGCAACAGAATCTTTTAGAGCATCAGCAAAAGCAAATCCGTGATATCCATGTTCTCTTACAAGAATATCACGAACTGTTCCCTTGCCGGATCCGATAAATCCAACAAGTCCAATTATCATCTTAAATTACCTGTTAGCTGTGCAACAGAAGGAAGATCACCTTGGAAAGCATATGTTCCAACATGAGTTGTTTTCATCCATGGCATCAACCAAATATGATAACCAATAGCACGACAATTTTGACAGAACATATAATCTTCTGAAAGATAACGATGTGATGAAGGATCAATTACAGTGTCAAAGTAAGCATGAATATAACGAGAGCCGTCAAAATTAGCCTGACCAATATGATCTGGTTTATAGTTTAGATGCGGATATTCTTCAGCATACTTTGCAAAAACTTCTTTCTTAATCATCATAAAGCCTGTGCCAATTTCCATAACATCAACTGGCTGTGTTATATTGAAAGATGTTGTACCTGGAACTGGATTAAAAACATAGTCACCAGTAATTTGATCTAGAGTACCGGGGTTAAATCCTTCACGAAGTTTAACCTCATTATTTTGCGAAACTTCACAGCTTTTTACAACAGCGTTTGTAACGTTGTTCCAGTTAATTGATTTCTTAGGATAGGGTCCACCTGAAATATCTTTATCGAGTGCTAATAGTGCTAGAACATCTTGGGGATTGAATTGAATATCAGCATCAATGAATAATAGATGGGTGCAACCTGAGCGAAGAAATTCATCTACTAGATAGTTTCTTGCTCTTGTAATTAGTGATTCATTAAAGATAAACGAGAAGCGACATTCAATACCATACTGAATGCACATTGATTGAAGATCGAGACATGACTTGGCATAAAGACCTAGACACTGTCCACCATAACAAGGTGTAGCAACAAATAGCTTCTTTTGTCTCAATTCATCAGTTGAAATTTTTATTTCCATTATGTATCTCCATACAGCAAAAGCGCAGCACCAATTATAGGTGCCACGCTCTTATATAGTGTATTTATTTTTTATTAGCTTGCAAAGCGATAGAAAGCGGTGCGCTTACCATTGACAGTGCGATAGTTGGTATAGATTGTATAGGTTTCACGAAGATCGGAAACACGCTTTGAAACAGCATCATAAGGAACCTTAGCAAGGCGGGCAACAGCGGCAGCCGTGATACCTGAGCCTTTGTTGTTCTTGCGTAGAGCCGTCTCAATCTTTTCAATCTGTGTCTTACGTGCAGTAGCCATTCTCTATATTCTCCATTTCAAAGTTATCGGTGTTGGTGGTCGTGAAAGGAAAGGACCTGTGTATAACCACCAACACCATTTTATTATACACAGGTATTCTGATATGTCAAGAGTTAAAAAACATAACCGATAGAACCATCGGCACTTTCAGCAGGAGCATCAACAGCACCAACTTCAGGAGCAGGTTCAACCGTCTCATCAACTTTCTTATACAGTTCAAGGAATGAGTTTTTCGTATCAACATCAAAACGATTAAGGCAAAGTTCAATAGCCTTCATTTTGTTTTGGTTGAAGATAGAAAACGCTTCACAGATATGAACCAGACGACGGGTTGAGATGATTTCTGACAAAGCACCTTCATAGAAGGACTTGCGAATAACATCTGCCCAAGTAACCAACTTGTCCACGAACTCTGGATTGTTGATACCAGAAGCACCAAGAACATTGCTAAGGATTTTTGACTCAACTTTTGAAGCAGGATATTCTTGTTCCATTGTAATGCTAAAACGCTCAAGGAACGCTTCATTCATAACGTTGGTACCAATAAACCGACCATCGTCAGAACCTTTACCCTTAGTGTTTGCTGTAGCAATAACATTGAAACCAGTAGTTGGATGAACAACTCGATTGGTCTTTTTTAGATAGACAGACTTACCTTCGAGCACTGGCTGGAGGCACATAAGTTTATTGGAACCGAGATCAACCTCGTCCAATAGTAATACGGCACCACGAGACATAGCAGTAATAACAGGACCGTCCTGCCATACCGTTTCGCCATTGACAAGTCGGAAACCACCAATAAGGTCATCTTCATCAGTCTCAATTGTAATGTTGACACGGACCATTTCACGCTTTTCGGAAGCGCAGATTTGTTCAATCATCATTGTCTTACCGTTACCAGAAAGACCTGTGATATAAGTGGGATAAAACTTACGTGACTTGATAATAGAACGGACATCATTGAAATGACCAAACGGAACATAACCAGATGCCTTCTCAGGAACAAGAGACACCTCAGCATCGGTAGCAACAACCGAAGGAGCAACCATAGCAACCTTAACAGCAGGCTCGGCTACAGTCTTAGCCTTGACTGGCTTAGGCGCAACGATAACAGTTTCATTGACACAGTTTTCAGTAATAGCATAAACGCCACGAGCAATCTGGCGAGTTGGATCTTTACGCAACCACGTAGGAAACGGAAGATCATATTTATCACAAATAGTTTTGATTTGGGAACGATTGATTTGGCGAACTGCACCAAGCTCAAAACGAACCTTGTCGAGGAATTCTGAACGGGAACTTGACATATCGAACATACCTTTCACGTTTTTCGATTATGGACATATTATAGTAGGTTATGAGGGAGATGTCAACCCCCTCATAAGTTATTGTTTTT